ATGTAGACCTTAGTTACTGGTACAGCCATTACGCGCTCGCAAAGACTGGGCCACTCACGCGCTCGTACCGCTTAATAATGTCTACGATCTCACGACCTATCGAAGCACCGTCTGCGCCCATGCCTGCATTTACAGTTAGGTTAATTGTTGCACCCATGCCAGCATTGCGACCATTCAAAGGCACAACTGCTTCAGGCCCGGATTCACCAATCAAAGCTAGGGTTGGCTTTGTAACGATGCCACCAGCTGCCATTGCAGGAACATCCACGCCTAATGAATTGGCTAGGTCTGTAATTGCTTGACGTTCTTGCTTAGATAACTTTGTGCCACTCTGTGAACTCTTAGCTCTGGCGGCTCGTAATTTATCGGCAACTTGTTTCATTGCACCTGTGTTTTCTAACTGCCCGGATACGTTGATACTGAAACCAGCAGCGGCAATAGCAGCCTTAACGCCATCAACAAGTGATTGACCTGCGGTAATACCTGCCTGATAGAACTGACCAGCAGCGGATTCACCTAGAGAATCTGCGACTGTCTGCGTAGCTGAGATTAAAGTATTAACTTGATCTACAACAGTTGCGCCACCGGCAATAATCTCGTCAGCAATTTTAGTTCCAGCATCTGCACCTGCGGCTAGTACCTGTTGCAAAGCGGTTTCAGATAAACCCATTGCTAGTAGTTGCTTGACCTTTGCTCCAAAGTCTTGAGCCTTAGCAGCTTGAGCAACTAGGTTTTCTAGGAACGTACCAGTTTCAGCAGTTGCAGCCTGACCAAAATCTATGATCCCGGTTACTACACTTACTATGCCTGTCTTAAAACTGGCGTAAGCATCTTTCGCTTTGTCAAGAATGTTATTGTTACGCGCTAACTCATCGCCCAATTTAGCTATTTGAGTTTGTGCAACTTTAGCAACATCGCTTAAACCTTTAACGGCAGTTGTTGCTTTGTTGGTTTTATCAGCAGTCTTTCCTGCCGCATCAGCTGTCGGAAGAACTACATCCTTAAAGTCTTTAACTTGTTGTAGCACACCATCTGGCGCAATAAAAATTGGTGGAATGTCAGCCACGTTCTCTTTGTATTTGTCAGTAGCTTTATCTAAAGCAGCAAAGCCTACGGCTATCGCAGCCAGAGCAGCCACAGTTCCAGCCGCACCAGCCGCAACAGAAAGACCACCAGTAGCAAACGCGGTGGCAATAGTTGCAGCTAGTCCAACTTTACGAAGTGTCTGGAACGCGGTGACAAGTCCACCAACGATCTTAATAATCGCGCCAGCAGCAGCAGCGACTTTAGCGACAACAAACATACCGACTAGTGCAGCACCAAACTTTAACAAGAACGGAATGTAGTTGACGATAGTTTGAATGACTGCTCTCACCTGATTGCCAAAAGTAAAAGCAGCGATTTGTGTCTGACTAAATGAACTGCCAACACTTGTAGTTCCTGTAAGACCATTAACAAATGCTTCGATGGATGGCATAACGTCTTTAATAATCTTGTCTGCGAATCCTGTCAGAACTGGGATCAACGCACCGCCCAAAGTTTCTTGGACTTCACCAAGTCTTTCGCGCAGTATTGCTAACTTGCCCTCGTAGGTATTAGCAGCAACGGCAGCTTGACCACCAAACAAAGTGTTTAAGTATTCCTGAACCTTTGCAAAGTCTTTAGACTTCTTAATGTTCTCTGGAATGACAATGCCAAGACGTTGTAATGCGGTGAACTGACCGCCCTGCGCTTTGGCTAACGCTAACGAAATACTTTCTAAATCGCGCCCAGAACCTGCACTTACGTCAAGACCAAGTTTCAATAATCCTTGAGCCTTAGTCACATCACCTGTTGCGCGTACAAGGGTTTCTAATGCCGGGCGCAGTTGAGTGTCGGATACACCAGTTGCAAATTGTTGCGCCGTAATAAATTGCTCTGTTGCTGCAATAGCTGAGTCGGTTGCCCCGGTGACGTTCTCTAATGTCTTGGCTAATTTAAGTTGCGCCTTTTGATCTGCGCCAGCTGCTTGAACTGCATCTATCCCAAACTTAGTGGCGGCAGCACCAAGCGCGGCAAATGCTATACCGCCAACTTTGGCTACACCGCTTAAACCCTTAAACGCTCTTTGTGCTTTGTTTACGCCAGCAGCATCGAAGGTGGAGAGGATAGGAAAGATTACAGCCATGATTGCACCTATCTCTTATTGCGGTTGTTGTAGTCCCGTTGCAGTTTTCTAATTGTACCGCGCACCACATCTTCAACATAAGGAACTTGTCGAAGCGCAGCTGGGTAGACATAACGGGATGCGCGACCTTGTGCGTTCAATGCTCGAATCATTGCGCGACCTTGACCGTTTTTCCTATGAGTACGAATGCCACCTTTGTAGGCGTATGGCTTAATTGGCTCAGACCTTCCAGACGTACTCTTTCTGCCTGAGATATCTGCAATTTGAAATGAAGCAGCACCCATTGAGTTCTTGCCTTGTGCGCCAGCAACAATAGAAACAAGTGAAGTACCTTTGCGTTCAGCCTTTTTTGTAAAGTTAGTTTTAACCGTTACCTTTACGCCTGATGGTTGCCATGCAGTTCTGCCATTGTGAATCATGCCGCGTAATGGTGCTTGACTTGGAATGTTTGCCTTGACTGCATCAGCTACGGGTTTTGCACCAGTTCGTAAATCTTTGCGCGCTCGATTAACTAAGTCTTTGTCCATTGCCCTAAGAGTTTTAGATACTTCAGCAATACCAACAACGCGCATAGATAGCATTAGTTCCCCTGACTATTTCGCCAGCGCAGATACATACTCATAGTGAAAAGCATACGTTCAGATTCTTGCAGTAAAACTGACGGAGCAATGCCAGTTTCACACGCAAGATAAGCCACGAACCAATGTTGGGATGAGTCACCCAACCCGGTTATTTTGGGCTTTGTTCGCTCGCTTCAATAGTGTCTACGTCATCGCACCATTCTTCAAACGTCTTTTTGGTTTTACCCTGACGTTCTAGCCAATGCCATGCAAGCCACAATAGATCAGTAATGCGGAAGTCTGTTTCTAACGAAGCAACGGACTTAGTGAACTTGTCCTCAAATGCAACAAGGTCACGCGCAGTAGCAGATACTTCTTCTACTGTTTTATCTTCAAAAGTAACGCGCAGGTTGATCTTCATAGTTAGCTGGTTGCCCGTACTACTGTGCCGGATGTAGGAAGAGTAATCGAGAATGTTGCTATGTCACCAACGGATGAAGCAAACGGACTGTAAGAGTTCACTAGGCATACTGCGGTGTAGCTTGGGTTAGCAGTTCCAACGGCTGAACTTGTTGGGGTGATAACAACTGTTGCAAGTGTGTTGAATAGCGGAAAGATTGTGGCATCTACGGCAGATGCAGCAAAGTCCTGCATGAACTGAAGAGTAATAGAACCAGACTTCAAGCCACCAATGCGCTCCCGGAAAGTTGTGCCAAAGGCAGTCGTTTCTAGGTCATCGGACTCTAGTGCTAGTTCAACGCTGTTAAGCGAAGTTGAAAGGTTTGTGCCGTTAATGGTCACCTTATAGTCGGTAGCTGCGAATTTCGCCATGCTGTTTTGCTCCTAGTCTGCGTAGCAGAGAACTACGAACTCTGCCGATAAATAGTTTACCTCACCAACAAGTAGTTCCCCATAGTTACGCATATCCGTAACTCTGAGATCGAACGCCTTGCCTGCAAGTGTCTTGTCTGATTCTATCGCTAGTTTAATGCTGTTGCTTCCGGTGCTTGAGCAGTAAGCATCTATTGAGTTCTGACCTGTTCGCTCAGATACGCGCCCCACAATTACTTGAACTGCAAACGTGTAGGTCTGCATTCCTCTGTGAAAGGTTTCATCGTAATTTAAAGAGATAGGAAAGACTATTGCAACAGGTGGGTTTATGTTGTCAGGCTGAAAGTCTGAAACTCTAAGCCCTGAGATAGTCGCTAGGTTGGTTTTGATTCCAGCGCGTAGCTCTGAAATAGAAGCCATTAGACAAAGTTCCTTAGTCTGCGATACGGCGCAACCAGTTGCTCAACATCTGGGTCAAGGTAACGGCTAACGCGGATTGCCCGAGTTCTCCAAAGACAGCGATCCCCAGAGGACTATCTAAACGCTTGAAGATTCTGCTTGACTGAATGATGCAAGCCTGTGTGATACCAATAGGCACAGATGCCCAACCGAATACGGCAGTTAGTTTTACCAATGCTTGTTCTGCTTCTACTGGGAATAAGTAATTTTCAACAGCGCGAATGCGTGTGTATGGAACAGCAAGCCCATCTACGTTTCCGTTAAGTGGTTCTAACTGATAATCGCCAACTGCGAACGTAGTATCGAATACGCCATCGCCACCTGATGAAGTCTGCAAGGTGAGCGCGGTGCTAGACACGTCATCTATTTGCACCATAAAAGAATCTTCTGCTGCGTAGTAACGGGTGGCAGTCCCGGCAGAGTAGAAGTATCGCCCGGCGTGACCGTCAATAGCTCGTGAAGCAGACTCCACAGCCATCTCTAGCAATGTGTCATCTACGCTATCTGAAATGCGTAAAGCAGATTTAACCTGTGCAAGTGTGGCGTAGCCGTTTGTAATTGCCAATGGAACTCCTAAGTCTAGGTCTATTCTACTTGCGTTCTACCAGTTGGTTTTGTAGATAAAGAGCAACCGTTGATCTTGCCTTTACGTCACACGGAACAAAGTGGTTGGCGTAAGCATAATCAACATCTAGGTTAAGAGTGCATTCATAGGTCGCACCTGATACTGCTGTTCCAATCCAGAAGCACCAATCTTCATAAGGCGAGATTCTTTGGTCAAAAGTATTTCATTCCCAAACCCATCGCCTAACAGGTGAGCCACAAGGAATCATGTTTGCATGAAGCCCAAGTATCTGTTCAGCCGTTACATTGGCCGGAGTCCAGATTTGCCCTGTGTCGTATTCAAACCCCAAAGCTAAAACGTCTGCTTGGCAGGTGTCTAACTTATCTAAGGCGTGTGGCCTGTATCTATCGTCAATGCCAATCCAAGCAACCCAATCTGTATCGCAGTATTCAAAACCAAGATTTAACATATTGCTGTAAGCGAAGTCATCCCACCAAGGAACTACTATTACTCCGTCTAAGTCATAGTCAGATTCTTTAATGTCTGCATAAAGAACTAGAACTACTTTGTCAGGCTTTCGATTGAGTGACCTAACAGATTGCAGCCAACCAGCTAACTGTTCGGGGTATCCATGACAAACACCAACTACACCTACTGTTGTACGAGTTTCCAAAATGTGTCACCTGCTTTATCTATCATGTGTCTTAGATGATCTTTGTCTTGCCAATCTTCAACGCTAGTGATTCCAACCAGTTCGTTCGTGTGAATCCTGCAACCAGATAAGACGGCTTCCATGACTGCGCGACATTCTGACTCGAACGCTAGTGGTAAATGCACAAACCATTCGCATCGTGCCATTGCATCTAGGACTTGTTCACGCGGTACGTTTGTCAAAGCCTTAAATTCATAACCTGCTTGTGCTGCCCATTCGTGAGCTTTGAGTTTGCCTTTAAGTGGATGTTCACGCGCTGCCCATAACGCAAACGGTTGCTTGTCTATGTGGTCGTAACACTTACTGGTATCGAAGTAGCTTAGAACCTGCGCCGTCTTGCGTGGCTTTGCCCAAGATAATTCTCTGCGCATATGTGCCGGGGTATGGGTTACGAATAAGCGACTGCCTGCGATCAAGGCCAACAGTCCTGCGCGTGGGGTTTGTAGGTGATGCACAAACACGAACGGGTCATACTCACTAAGTCTGTTCAGCTGCTGGTCAGAGAAAGAATCTGTGCCTGTTACAACGACAGAATCGAATTGGTGTATGTCATGTGTATCGAATGTGTATGGGGTGACAATCTCAATCTCAAAGCCCAACGGTGCTTGCAAGCGGTATTCGTAGTCTGACATTTCTGCGCCACCTGCGAACTGCCCTGTGAATAGCCCTGACACGCTCTCAGACGAACGTAGAGCCACGTTGGGGTCATTCTCTATGTGATGCGTGTACCAGCCAATTTTCATGCTGTGGGTCTTTCTGTGCCTTTGACCCCTAAGACACTCAATGCAGGTTTCCAGTATTGGTCAAAGACGGTATCTGCGTTATACGCCTTAGCAAAGTCTTGAGCCTTTTGAGAGCGACCACGCCCACGCTGATACGCCTGCTCCAGCGCATCCACAATGCCGGGAACGCTAGGCATATGAAACCAACTGGACTGCGGTGCATCCCATAGTGGCTGACCTTCCACAAGCCAACCGTCACCAACAAGTTCAGTTGAAGCTGCAAACTCAGAAACAATTACGGGAGTACCGCAAGCCTGCGCTTCTATGGTTGGAACTCCAAAGCCTTCGCCGTAGCTCGTTGCAAGCAATACATCCATAGCCGTATAAAGCGTGGCAAGTGTTGGCTGATCTATTCCTGTTCTAAGTAGATAAGGGTCTACGAATGCGTACTGATGTTCTTTAATACCACAAGACAGAATCAAGTCTTGCAGTTTGATGCCACCAAGAGAGCCATTGGAATCTGTGTGCAGATAAAGAACTACGTCATCGTGCATCTGCGCAAACATTGAGAACGCCAGAATGTTCTCACCGAATGCTTTGCGATTAGGACTAACGCCTTTGTTAGCCGCGTTCATTCCAACAATAAATACATCTTCACTAGCACCAATGAAATCTCTGCCAGTAGTTCCCTTATGTCGCTTCATGGGTTTGAATGTAGCTTCTATGGCGTGTGGAATGTATAACGACTCAATGCCCACGTTCTCTAACATGGCTTGGCCATACTGACTCATGGCGATAGGTGTAACGAAGTCTTGTCTGCACCATGCAGCGACTTGTGGCGGTGCTGGCAAGTGATCTATTGGAACCCAAGAAGCAACATTCCAATCTGCCCAACGCTTACCTTTAAGAACCCAAGTGTCGTAAAGCGTAAACAGAATGTGGTTTTGTTTAGAGTTGCGTTCAGTCCAATCAAACATATGCGCCGGGATTACATCATTGGAATACATATCTGCACCGCGCTGATAAATCGGTATGCCGTTCCAGTCGGTGTTACTGCCTTCAAGTCCGTAGTTGTTAAAGATTGCTAGGTTGTGACCCATTGCTTTCATACGGGTTGTTACTTGATTTGTTTGCTGTCCGTATCCCGTATTCGCCCAAGGCGCGTTAGATACCCAACCAATACATAAAGAATCCTGCACAGATAATCCTTTGTTCGCAGATAAAAGAAACTTACCTTAAAACCTGCCATAATAAAAGCAGAACCCCACCAGCCTGCGCTCCGGTGGGGTTCTACGTTTTGGGGTGCTATGACTAGCTGGCTCCGCCTGCGAAGTGCTTGACATGGCTTGTCTGAATTAGATTGCCGTCAATTCTCATAGTTGCTCGGAACGTGATCAAGTCATTCTGGAAGGCGTAGTCATCGGAACGATCTAGACGCAAACCGCCAACCTGACGAACGTAGTAACTTGGCAAGTGACCAAAGATTACTGACTTCGCTGAAGTGGCTGGGTCTGCCATTGCTGGGTTTTCGTAGATTTCGTAACCAAGAAGTAGGTCACGCTTATCACCTGATAATGCTGGTGAGAATACATAGTTGCCAGCGGTATCTTTCAGTTTCCTGACTGCACCGATTGACTTCGAGTTCATTTGGAATCCCACTCCCGGAAGAGTACGACCTGCGGTATCAACGCTGTAAACCAAGTCAATTAGGTTGTCTGCGGTGAATGCGCCAGATACTGCTGTTGAACCAGTAACGCCAGCTGCGGATGCAGTTACGATACCTGTTGGTTGTACGGTTCCAGTTCCAGTTGTTAGTGCGCCATTGACTGCAAAGCCAAGTGCGTTACCTGTCTGGGTTGCAAGGAATCCAAGGATATCCACGCCTGAATCTTCAACCATTTCACGACTGATCTGGGTTAGGAAACCAAACTTGTATGCACCAAGAGTCTTGA